ACTCTATGGTCTAGAAGCTCTTAATCAAGAAGAACTGGCTACTATGTGTAGCAGAAAAAAACAAAGAATTGTTAATGTATACAAGAGAGCTCAAACTGTTTTAAATATTGCAAAACAGAAAGCTACAATACATTATACAAATTTTATCTTTAAAACATTGTTTCCTAAAAGCCCATTAACTCAGATGTTAATAGACTCTTCTGAAACAGATGAGAAGTTTAAGAATACTTTAACTTTTAAAGATTTAAATATAGGTAAAGATGATATTATCACTATCTTTATTAGTGAAGGAATACTCCCACAAAACTTTTTAAGTTTAAAGGAAGCTCCGGTAACATTACCTAGATTAAAAAATGCAAAAAAAGCTTAAAGAATGTGATGGTTGTAATAAATTAACTATCATATGGAAGAACCATGAGGGGTTCCGGTATTGCAAAAATTGCTGGAGTTGCCACAAAAGCAAAGATACTGAATTACAGAAACCAACAACTTCTGGAATCTCTCAGGTTTCTTCTAAAAGAAAGAAAAAAGATCAAGAATACTTAAAGCTAAGAGAAAGATTTCTAACAGAGAATCACTTATGTCAAGTTGTTGTATCTGGTTGTACTAATAGTGCAACTGATGTACATCACACATATGCTGGTGCAAATAGAGAAGCCTTTTACTTAGTACAAAGTACTTGGAAAGCAGTTTGTAGGAATTGTCATGATTGGATTCATGCACATCCCGCAGAAGCTAGAATTATGAATTGGTTAAAATGATTTTAAAAAGTATGATTATGAGTTCAAAAATTAATGTTAAGTATAGCAAAGACTACGAGAAATTTAAATTTCTAGATAATAATAGGATATTAAATCCAGGACATGTTCAAACAATGATTGAAAGTGTCCGTACTATGGGTGTAATTAGACCTGTAGTATGTATTGAAACAGATGTTATATCTGGTAAAAAAGAAAGATACATTACAGATGGTCAACACTTGTTTACTGGATTAGTAGCAGAGGGGGCAGAGATTCCTTACATTGTTTTAGATGTAGATGATGAGATAGAATTAGTTGTCAAAATGGCAAAAATGAATAATTCATCTAAATCTTGGACATTGATGAATTATGTGAATGCCTTCAAACCTTATTTACCTGACTATCAGAAACTACACAAGATGAGAAATCAGTATAATATTGAGCCATTGATGTTGGCTGCAATATGTACTCGTGGTACATCAGCTGTAGTGTCTGGATCTAAATTGATCAAGTCTGGACATTTTAAGATTACCAATCCTGAATCTCATGACATGGCAAAAGCCTTTAATGAGTTTTTCTTAAGAATTGGTAGAGCAGACAGATGGGTTAAACATCAATTCTTACAAGTATTTATGAGAGCCTGGGGTACATATGATCATGAAAAGTCTTTACAGAATCTTGATAAACATATCAAGACTATTAAAGCAATGAGTGATACATGTGCAGCTGAAGCTTTTATTAGTAAAAACATATTTAATCTTACAAAATGACAAAAGATGAGATTCAAGCAAAAGCATTAGAATCAACTAAAAATAAGATCAGATGTGGTGTGGTGTTAGGTACCGGGGTTGGAAAGACCCTGGTAGGCCTAACACATATAGAACAAAACTCTACTCAATTAGATAGAGTACTTGTTGTTGCACCAAAGAAATCTATTTTTCAGTCCTGGAAAGATGATGCTGAGAAATTTGGCATGGATCATCTTTTACAGAGAGTAACATTTACAACTTATCTAAGTCTTAGCAAGCATAATCCTAATGATTATGAGTTGGTTTATCTAGATGAAGCTCACAGTCTACTAGACAGTCACAGAAAGTTCTTGGAAAATTACAAAGGTAGAGTACTTGGTTTAACAGGTACTCCACCTAAGTATAGAGATTCTGAAAAGGGCCGTCTAGTAGCTGAGTTTTGTCCAATAGTATTTAATTTTGGTGCAGATGATGCTATAGAAAATAAAATACTCAATGATTATCAAATTATTGTACATCAGCTTCATCTAAGCAATAAGAATAATTACATGGTTGAATCCAAGGGAAAGAAATTCCCTACTTCAGAAGAAAAGAATTATTCATATTGGGGCACCCGTATTGATACAGGCTCAGGACCTACTCATATATTGAGAGTTATGAGAATGAAAGCAATGATGGAGTATCCTACTAAAGAGAAGTATGCTAAGATTTTATTTGACTCTATAGATAGTAAGTGCATTCTATTTGCAAACACACAAGCACAGGCTGATAAGCTTTGCCCGCATAGTTATCATAGTAATAATAATACTTCTGAAGAAAACCTTCAGATGTTTAAAGAAGGTCAGATTACTAAACTCTCAACTGTATTGCAGTTGAATGAGGGTGTAAATATTCCTAATCTTAAACAGGGTATTATTCTTCATGCTTATGGTAATGAGCGGAAAGCAAGTCAAAGAATTGGTAGATTATTAAGATTAAATCCGGATGATAAGGCTATTGTACACATTCTATGCTACATGGATACTGTAGATGAAAAATGGGTAAAAGAAGCTTTAGAAGGTTTTGATCAAAATAAAATTGCATGGAAAGATTTCAGGGTTAACATAGATTAACCCTGATTTTTTTGTATATTGAAGTTATATGGAAGATACAAAAACACATAAGTTAGTATTGTATAATGATGATTCTCATGATTTTTTATATGTAATAGCATGTTTAATAAGATATTGTGAACATGAGCCATTACAGGCAGAGCAATGTGCATTGATAACACATAATGTAGGAAAATGTGCTGTTAAGTCAGGTGATTATTTAGATTTATTTGAGTTAAAAAGTAACTTTGAAGAATTAGACCTGAAAACAGAAATTGAAACCTATGAAAGTTATATGTATTGACTCTAGTAAAAAACCATTAAAAATATCATCAGATGAATGGATACAAGAAGGTATAGTTTATACCGTTGTTGAAGTTATCAATATGGGTTTACAACCTGGTAAACTTGGAGTTAGACTGAAAGAAGTTAGTCTTACACAAAAATCTTTTCCTTATGAGTATTATGACAGCAGTAGATTCCTTCCTATAGAAGGATTATTTGCTGAAGCTGAGAAAGTTGAAGAGAAAGAGTTAGAACTAGATCTTATTTAATATGGAAGATTACAGCAAAGGAGATATTCTTAATGCATTATTGTCTCTAGATATGAAGAAGAGAACGAGAGTTCTTGTAGATCAAAGAAGTTATTTGATTGGTATTCTGGCCTATAGATTTATGATGACAGAACATCAAATTGCTGATAGAATCAACATAAAAAGAGATAAAGTTAACTACAACAAGAAGTTAGCAGTACAGTTTTACAATGATAAATTGTACAAGCAAAATGTTTATGTCTATGCTCAAATGTTTCCATTTGATTTTAGTGTGATTGAAACAGTTTCAGTTACTCAAAGAGCAAAGAGAGTTGAGTTAGATATGGACAAAAAGTTTTATAACAAGTTAAAAGCAGCCGGATCTATTCTTGGTCATAAAGATATTAGAGTAACCATAATGTTGTTTTTAGAAAAAAGTTTGAAGTTATGGGAAGAATGAAAGAAGTTTGTATTCAGATTATGGAAGCCAACAATGGTATACCTCAAGGTATGACTATAGCTGATGTAGTTAGAATGAAAGATTTAGAAATTTTTGAATGGAAAGAGTATGAGCGACAACAAGAGAAAAACAGATTACAATTCAATCAATCAGAAAATTCAGGAGAGGTTGGAAAGATTGAACAAGTCAAAAAAAAGTTCTCCAAGAACTATGGAGAAGCCAAAGACAAAGGGAGTGAACAATGAAGAAGGAGACTAAAGACAAATTGATCAATGCTTATTGGATAACTATTTATTCATTAGCAGTTATTGGAGCATTAGGTGTACTTAGATACCTAGTATATGGGTCATTTCATTAAATATCTAGTGGTGTGGATAAGCCAAAACTTGTCCATACCATTTTGGATGGTAGGTCATGTGCATCTATCTGTAAATATTTATGATGATTTATATGAAATACTAGCTTCAATAGGAATGAATCTTATTGTAGCCATAGGTTTCTTTATAGATTATTTTGAACAAAGAAAAATAAAATAGTATGGATTTTACATTAGGTTTTCTTACTGGAGCATTTATTATGTTTGCTATAGCTAAAAGACTCCAGATAGAATGGAAAAAAGAAATAGAAGAACTTAAAGATTTTGACACTTGGAAAGAGTGGAAAAATAAATCAGAATAGTATGGTAGTTGAAAAAGTTACCAGAAAATCTATGATCATAAGACCAAGTGGGAGGAGTACTGATTTTATAAGTCCCTCCTTTGGTCATGGCTGTTTGTATAACTGTACTTATTGTTATATGAAGAGACATAAGCCGGAAGGATTATCTGTAGCTAAAAATACTATGGACATCCTGACAGAAATTAATTCACATGCATATTTTTCTACAGTAGAGAAACCTAATCAAACAGGAGAATATATTACTTATGATATATCCTGTAATGAAGACTTTGCTCTGCATGCTAAATATCATGAATGGGAAAAGATCTTTGAGTTCTTCAGAGATCATCCACTTGCTATGGGTTCATTTGCTACTAAGTATGTGAATAAAGATTTACTAAACTTTAACCCAGAAGGTAAAATCAGAATAAGATTTAGTCTGATGCCTGAAATATGGAGAAAAGAATTAGAACCTAATACTAGTTCTATTGATTTAAGACTTAATGCTGTTCCAAGATTTCTTGATGCAGGTTATGAAGTTCATTTAAATTTTAGTCCGGTAATAGTTCATGACAACTGGCTTGCTGAATATGAGTTTTTGTTTGATATAATTAATAAGCACTGTTATATAAATCATTGGCCACAAAATTCTGTTAAAGCTGAGGTAATATTCTTAACTCATAATGAAGACAAGCACAAGTATAATCTAGCACATAAACTTCCGGGAGAAGAACTATTATGGGTACCCAAAATTCAAGAGAGTAAAGTATCTCAGTATGGTGGTAAGAATATAAGATATGAGCACAACAGAAAAGCTGATTATATTAAACAGTTTGTTGAGCTACATGATAAGTATATTCCTTGGAATACAATCCGTTATATTTTTTAGCTATGACACTTAGAGATACAGAACTAATAGGAAACAAACTTGTTAAAAAACTAGGTTTTAGAAGAAGTAAACTTAATCATCAAGTATATTATTTAACTTATCAGTACATCCCTATTGAGATAGAGTTTTATCCAAAAGGAACTAGTTGGAGTGTAAATGTTGTATATCAGATTGATACAGGTACTACAGTTACATTTCATGGTACTGCATTAAATATTGACAAGATAATTCCTGATGCAGATAAATTAATCGGTATGTTTTATTTTATAAGATTATGAATAGACATTTTCAATTTAAAGATCAGAAACTAAAGAATTTGATTATAGACATTTGCAATGAACATTGGGATATTGCAAAACCTGAAGACAACAACATGGGATACCTATGGTACATGTATGCTGCAGGTAATAAAAAAGGAGAGTTTAGACCTTTCATCTTTCTATCAGAGTTAAATTTACTTGTTAAGACAGGTCATGTTACTGAGGAAGAGAAACAAAACATGCTTGGCATGTTGTTGAGTGAAGATGATGATAATGCTCATCTTACTGGATACTCTATACTTACACTTAGAAAGAAAAGAGTAGATGAGATGGGATTATGGACTCTGACTAATGAGAAGTACAAAGACATTAATTATGTAAGAGACATTGTTAGTCCAGATATTTTTATGAAAAACAGTTAATATGGCAGAAATAATTTTAAAGTTTGATTCTGTTGAAGAAGCAGATGAAGCAAGAACAGCATTAGATGGTTATAAATGGAAAATGGCAGTATGGGATCTTGATCAATATCTTAGAAATGAATTAAAGTATAATGAAAAACTACCAGCTCATGAAGATAAAGTTTATGAGCATGTTAGAGATAAAATCAGAGAAATATTGAATGATTACAATTTAAACATGGAATGATGGAATGTGTTAAATGTGGAGCTCCGGCTACTAAAAAGTATAGTCCTGATTTAGATATCAAGGGTATAGGAATGTGTGATGAACATGAAGAAGAAATTAAACTTGATTTACTCATCACACAGTTTGAGCCAAAAGGTTGGGAAAAGTTTGAAAAAAAATATTCAAAAAATGACAGAACAGGAACTAATTGATTTTGGCTTTGAAAAGGTAGTTATTACTGATGAACAAAGCCAAAATGGATATGATTATTACTATTACCAAAAAGAACTGTGTACAGGATTAGTACTTCATAGTACAGATAATCTTGATGTTGTAGATGATAAGTGGGCACTCAAATCTTTTGATGTGCCAGCACTCAATATAACAAACACAACACACTATAAACAGTTTCTTGAAATTATGGACAATATAACTTGTTAGTATGTTTAGCGGTAAGTTTATTAAGAAAAATGGAAAACTTATCTTCAATAGTCCAAAAGACAGACTTGCTTATGAGATTTTTGTAGATAAGATGCAAGAAGGACAGGTGATAGATATGTATTTAGATCTTGCAAATGCAGATCATAGTAAAGCACAACTTGCAAAAGTACATGCTTGTATTAGAGAATTAGCCAAAGAGTCAGGATATGCTTTTGAAGAAATGAAGGATATAATAAAAGAAAATTCCGGGCTAGCCGGAAAATCTTTTGCTGATTGCAGTAAGGATGAGATTATGTTAGCTATTGAAGCTTGTATAAAACTAGGTAAAGATAATTTTAATATTAATCTTTAGAGTCTATATTAGTTATAGTATCTTCAATCTCTTTCTTATCAATTTCTTTTTCTTCAATTAAATCATTTGCTGTTGCTTGTCTTTCAATTTCAGCTAACAAAAGAGTTACTGTGTAAAAAGATCTTTCATGTGCTGAAAGTTCATTGTATTGCTTTTTCAATATGTTCTGCAAACTTTCTTCAGAAATACCTTTTTCTTGAAGAATGGTAAACAGATCATATAGAACAGCTTTTACCATCACGTAGTAAGTTTTGTTTACTGGAACCTGGATGATAGCATCATCTTTGATTTCTTTGACTTTAATGGTGCTCATAGTATTAATTTTTATCAAAAATAGAAAAAAAATGAAAATAGAACCCGAAATTGAGGAAATTAAACAAAAATTGTTTGACAAACTTGAACCTAGTGGATGGGGCAGAGTTCTTAAATCTTTTATATTTAGTTCTGAGTTTACTGAGATTCTCAGTGAATTATACAGACAAAGTGTAAATGATAAGAGATTTACTCCTCCATTGAAACAAGTATTTAGAGCATTTGAAGAATGTCCTTATGATAAACTTAAAGTTGTAATAGTAGGTCAAGATCCCTATCCTCAACTAGGAGTAGCAGATGGCATATCTTTTAGCTGTGGTAATACTAAAAAAGTACAACCTAGTTTAAGATATATCTTTGGGGAGATTGAAAGAACAGTATACCAAGAGTATCCAACATGGCAAGATCCTGATTTAACAAGATGGTCTAATCAAGGTATACTAATGCTTAATACAGCTCTTACAGTTGAAGTAGGTAAAATTGGTAGTCACTATGATATATGGAAACCTTTTACCGCATACTTGTTAGATTGGTTAAATAATTATAATCCAGGATTGATTTATGTGTACATGGGTAAAAAAGCTGAAGAGTGGTCTGTCATTACTAACAATAGTAACCATAAGTTTACTGTTAGACATCCTGCTTCTGCTGCTTATAACGGCTCTAAATGGGATTCTGATGATATCTTTAATAAGATATCTAAATTGGTACTAGAAACTTATAATGAAACTATAACTTGGTAATATGACGGAGATATTTCTTAAGTGCTTAAAGGAGGGTTTAACTCCTAATGCATTTTATGTATTATACTGTATTAAAGAAAAAATAACAGTAGCAAATTTTGTTAATAAAGCAATAGAATGCAAAAGGCTGCAAAGTGAGGCATGGCTTGATGAAAACTTGCATTTAACCTCAAAAAGCATTATCTTTATTACTGAAATTGATGGCTATTTTAGAAAGTCAAAGAAGAAAACCACTACAAATTTACTTGGCAGTAATTTTCTTGATAACATTAAGGAATACAATGAGATATTCCCTAATAAAAAACTGTCTAGTGGAAAGTATGCAAGAGTCAATCCAAAGACTCTTGAGAATAGTTTCAGATGGTTTTTTGAAACTTATGACTATACCTGGGATACTATCTTAAGTGCTACTAGAAAATATGTTGATGAATTCAGTATCCGTAGATATGATTATATGAGAACTTCTCAATATTTCATAAGAAAACAGAATACTGATAAAACATGGGATTCAGATCTAGCAACATATTGTGATTTGATTAATGATGGGGGAGATGAAATAGTAGATTATTTTAAAGAAAGAGTAGATTAATGGCAAACAAAGCACTATTGATTGTATTGGCTATTATTGGAACCTTAGTAGGTTGGGTCTTAACTGACAATTTTATTATTACAATAGGAATTGGACAGTTTTTACTTATTGAACTTACTATAACAGTAATGCATGAATTATACAATCTAGCAAAAGCAGATGTAATTAAAAAATCATAATATGGGTCAATTATTTAATGGTGCGGCACCTTTAATACCGGTAAGTGAGAGAGATGCTCTCAAGAAAGCAATCTATAAGTTAGATGCAAGAAGAAAAGGAAGACTGAAGTCACTGAAGAGTGCATGGCCAAAATTTAATGATGCCTTTTGTGATGGGTTAGAATGGAGAACTATCACCGTAGTAGGTGCTAGACCTGGAACTGGTAAAACTTTATTCATGGAGCAGTTGATTGATGATATTATCAAAAACAATCAAGACCAAGAATTTAGAATGCTTAAGTTTCAGTTTGAAATGTTAGATGAAACCAACGGTATCCGGAAGTTGAGTCTAAACACAGGATATGATTATAATACATTGATGAGTAAAGCAGAACCCTTAGATGATGCTGTATTTAACAAGTGTGTTGAACTTTATCAAAAATCAAAAGACAGAGATGTTATTGATGTCATTTATGATCCATGTACAGTTGATGTAATGTGTGCAACAATACACCAACATATGGAAGATCATGCAAAAATGGTAAAAGATAAAGATGGTAAGCTTGTAAAGAAATACACAAACATGCTTGTCACCATAGACCACTCTGCACTATTTAAAGTAGCAAAAGGACAAGAAAAAGATAAGTTTGAGATGCTATATGCTCTTGGAGAAGCACTAACTTATATGAAGAAACACTATCCTGTAGCTTTTGTAGTACTAAGTCAGCTTAATAGAAATATTGATAACCCTGACAGAGCTAGAGATGGAGAATATGGTAACTATGTATTGGATTCTGATTTATTTGGCGCAGATGCTTTGTTGCAACATGCTGATGTTGTTCTTGGTATAAATAAACCTTCTATAAGAAAGATTAGACAGTATGGTCCGGAAAAGTTCATCATAGATGATGATGACATATTAGTTTTCCACTTCCTAAAATCAAGGAATGGTCTAACAAAGATGAGTTTCTTTAAACTTGACAGAGCAGCCATGAGGATTATTGAAATTGATCCTCCAGCTCAGGCAACAAATACTCTAAGTACAAAAAAGTAAAATTTTAATTATGGATAGAAAACAAAAAGAAAGAGAGTATTTTGGAAAACATGCTGAGATCTTTAAGAAATTAAAGCTTGCTAGTCCAAATTTTACTCTAAAAATGGCATTTTATGAAAAAGGCCGATTTGGGAGAAACATTCAACTTTATGAAAGTGAATTAAAGAAGAATGAAGACATTTATATGGAGTTTATAGATGTTGTAAGAGATGAAAAGGGTGCTGAACAGGACTATACTCCTATGTATGAGGATAGACCACTGTTTAAATTCAAAGCAAATCCTTTTTATGCAGAAGAATATGAGCTTAGAGAAAGAGCTGGTGGATACTCTGCATATGTCATTTCTGCTAGTGAATTGATGATGGTACAAGAAGATGGTACTGAGATTTCTTATGCTCTTTATGAAAAAAGAAGAGAAGACCTTAAGAAAAAAGAAGACAGTCTTCCTAAACTACAGAAAACACTTTCAGTATTTCCTGACTTTGAGGATGAGTTTCCTTCTAAAAAAGAAGAACTTGTTCTTGATGAACCTGTTAAAGAAACACCTGTGCAAGTAGGAGGAGAATCTACTTTAGCTAATATTTCTTTACAAGATTTTGCTGCTATAATGTTAGTAAAACCTGTAAGTGATAAGAAATGGTTAAATGATTTAATAACAGAAGCAAGAAAAGATTTATGAGTATAGTACTTCCAACTAAGAAAGTTAAAGCAGAAAGATTAAATCCTAAAAGAATAGTGATTTATTCTAAACCAAAGACTGGTAAAACAACAGCTTATGCTGGTCTTGATGACAATTTGATTATTGATTTAGAGAATGGTTCTGATTTTGTTGATGCATTAAAAGTAAAAGTAAGTAGTTTACAAGAATTATTGGACACTGGTAAAGCTATTAAAGCTGCTGGTAATCCATACAAGTTTATTACTGTTGATACTGTTACTGCATTAGAAGATATGATTATGCCCCTGGCTATTAAGCTTTATAAGCAAACACCAATGGGTAAGAATTTTGATGGAGATACAGTAACTACATTACCAAATGGTGCAGGATATTTATATATCCGTCAGGCATTTTTCCAAGTTTTAGATTTTATTGATACCTTAGCTCCTACAATTATCCTATCTGGTCACATCAAAGACAAGGTAGTTGATGATAAGGGAGAGATGGTCATGTCTGCAAATATAGACTTGACAGGTAAGATTAAATCTTTAATTTGTGCAAATGCAGATGCTATTGGGTACATGTACCGAAAAGGTAACAAAACTATTTTGTCTTTCAAGACTAATGAAGAAGTTACATGTGGTGCAAGACCTGAACATTTACGTAATGAAGAAATTGTAATTACAGAGATGACAGATGGTGTCTTAACAACATCATGGGAAAAAGTATTTATTTAATAATTTAAAACAAAAAAAATGGCTTTAAGTACAACAGATTTGGGCTCAGGGAGTGGCTCATCAATGGCAAAAACAATTGCTCCTGGTAATCACGTATTAAAAATTAACAATGTAGAATTAGAAGACTTCAAATTCATTGAAGGAGCTAAGCATTTGATTCTACATGTAGAAACTGAACCTATTGAAGGTTTTGAAGGATTTGCACTAGATAAAGATAATCCGGAAAAAGGTCACTTCAAAGGTCAGATAGGTAGAGTAAAAGCATCTCAATATGCATATGCAGATGGTGCAACTAAGTCCGGAATTAAAATTCAAAGAGATAGATCCGTTCTTATCTTTTTACAAGGATTATCTAAAGCTCTTGGAATTAATGAGTGGTTTTTAGAACAAGATGGTCAACATGAGACTATTGATGACTTTGTAGAAGCATTTAACAAGACTGCCCCAATCAAAGATAAATATCTTGAGATGTGTGTTGCTGGTAAAGAGTATTTGAATAAAAACTCTTATACAAGCTATGACATGTGGCTTCCTAAAGCAGAAAATAAAAAGTATGCATTTGGTGAAGTTGAAGCTGGTAAAGTCATTACTTATGATGAAGCTAAACATCTTAAAAAGTTGGAAGTTAAAGATGTAAACAATTTTGGTGATGATGATGATTTCACATCTCCAGGTGGTTTATCTACTGATTTCAGCCTAGACTAATAATAATAGTGTAGGGGGGAGTCACGGCTTCCCCCTATTTTATTTTGTGAAGTTATGATTTCTACTAAAAACCTTGTATCACAGTTAGAAGATGTACCTAAAGAATGGGTATTTGAATATTATTTAAATCTAACTGAAAAACTTACCGGTCAAAGTGTAAAAATTAAGTCAGTTTTTAATAGCAGAGAGAAAACTGCATCAATGTATATTTATATGGATAACAACAATACATATAAATACAAAGACTTTTCTTCTGGTAATGGCGGTGATGCATTAAACCTTGTTCAAACATTGTTTAATTTTCCAAGTAGAGGCCGTGCATCATTTAAAATTATTGATGACTATAATGAGTATATTAAAACTCATGAACCAGCACCAGTAATTGAATTAAAAGCTCACTCTAAATTTAGAGTTTCTGATTATGAAATAAGACACTGGAATAATTTAGATCAAAACTATTGGACAGGATTTGGTATTGGTTCTAAGATGTTAGAACATTACAACGTAGCTCCATTAGATTTCTATGTTATGACTAAGGAAGACAACCTAGGCATGCAAACAAGCATGAGAATATCTGCAAACTATATCTATGGTTATTTTAAAGAAGATGGAACCTTATATAAGATCTATCAACCTAAAGTAAAGGATAGTAAGTTTATAAAAGTCCGGGATTATATTCAAGGAAGTGAGCAACTTAGAGGAGACAAAAAGTTTCTTATAGTTACTTCTTCACTTAAAGATCTTATGGCATTTAATAAACTAAAGATTAATGATGCAGAATGTGTTGCTCCAGACAGTGAGAATTCTATGATACCTACAAATTTCATGGTTAATGCAATTAAACACTACAAAAGTGTATTTGTATTATTTGATAATGATGAGCCCGGTCAGAAGGCAGCTCAAAAATATCAGAACATGTTTGGTATTACTACAGTCAATCTTCCAATGGAAAAAGATCTTTCTGACTCAGTTAAAGTACATGGTATTGATGCTGTCAGAAAAGCATTATTACCAATACTAAAACAAGCATTATGAGTTGGATTTATAAAGGTAAAGAGTTTGAAGATGGAGATATTCCTCAAGGAGCTGTAGGATTTATTTACATTATGACTGCTATTATAGATGGTAAGTCTGTTGCATACATTGGTAAGAAAAACTTCTTTGCCAATATAAAAAGACCTCTAGGTAAAAAAGCATTGGCTTTAACTACCGATAAAAGGTTAAAAAAGTACAAAAGAGAAATAAAACCTGATTTTAGAAACTACTATAGTAGTAATAAAATTCTTAAAGATGCTCACAAAGCAGGAGTTCTGATCAAAAGAGAAATCTTATTGATATGTTACTCAGGTATGGAGCTCACATATCAAGAAACCAAACATCAGTTTGTTCACGAAGTACTTGAAAAAGAAGAATTCCTAAATGGAAACATATTAGGTAGGTTTTACAAAATCAAATAATTATGACAGAATTAGAATTAACAAGCCTCCTGTTTCAGTTGGCTGATCATGGTGTGACCGGTATTAAGGTAAAATATGATGGTGGAGGAGACTCCGGTGCCATAGAATGGATTGGTTATACAACAGAAAAGTGTGAAACTCCAGAAGATGTAAATGACAATGTAGAAGATTGGGAAAATGATTGGTTGTTACATAATATTTCTCAAGATGCCCATAAGGCAATTGAAGAATTTGCAGAAAACAAACTTCTACATGATATAGAAGATTGGTGGAATAATGAAGGTGGTTGGGGAGATTTGTGTATTTGTATTCCTTCAGGAAAGTACATTATTAATAATCATGTGAGAGTTACTGATCATGAAGATTTCTTTCACGATGGTAGTCTTTTAGATAATGTAACAGAAGACTGATGACTGAAAAACAAAAAGCAGAAGAAATGTATAATTATGCATTAAAGTTACATGGTCCTGAAAAAGCTAAAGAAGAATCATTAAAATCTGCAACAGCAACTTATTCATTAGCACCATATAAAGATGGTAGAATGATGGCTAGAAGTTATTGGGAAAGAGTGATTGAACATTTAAAAAAGAAGTAATGGCACATCCTTGGCAGCATGCAAAGTCATCAGCTAAAAAGTTTGGTGGTTCTCCTATAGACTATTTGGAGATACATAATTGGTTTGATGAAACTAAGGCCTGGATAGGTCATAGTATGCACAGAATGTTTAGACATCATTCAGAAGGTATTTTTGAATGTGAGAAAAGATTTGGTATGGTAATTACCAACTCTGACGGTAAAGATGTATATGTCCGATATATTGGAGAACAGCATGTAAAAGAGGATTGTAACAATTACATTCCTACTGCAAAAGAATGGGTTGATATGATTGAAAGTGGTAAACCACATATGTGGGCTATCAAAACATTAAAAATTGAAGACTGATGGCAAAAATGATTTTTGACAAAGAAGAAACAAGGAATCTTATGATGATGTTGAAATCTGAAGATGCAGATAATCACATCATAGCATTTGAGACTTTAAAGAATGTTGATTTTAAGAAGTATATAGGAGAACTATTAGTTCTCTATAAGTTTGGTGGGCATACAATGGAGAGTTGGATGACTAACTGTAAAAAGATAGCAACTAAGTTATTGGATATTAAACCAGAAACTCCACTTAGTAGTCCTTCAACACTAAGTCTGATTACAAAACACAAAGGTTCTAAAGCTTCGGTTGAGCTATTTATGGAATTCTTTATTAGGGATATGTCAAGGATGTTAGAATCTATTGGCTACCCTACAGATAAATTTGAGATAAACATTAAATTTAAAGATGATGGACAAACAACAGAGTCTTAGTAAAATTGGTAAAGAGCTAATGTTGAAAGAGCCCTACTACGGGTTCTTTCTTATTATGCTTAATAAGTTATGGGACAGTAAAAGAGTTCCCACAGCAGGTGTAAGTAAGAATGGTATTAATTACCAACTTGCTATTAATCCTGAATTTTGGGAAAGTCTGAGTGATCCTCATAGACTTGGATTATTGAAGCATGAGTTGCTTCATATTGCATTTGGTCACTTGACTACATTCTTTAAGTTTTCTGATAAAAGACTTGCTAATGTAGCAATGGACATGGAGATTAATCAATACATAGATAAGGAATATCTTCCTGAAGGTGGTATTGATATAGACAACTATGAAGATTTAAATCTTGATAGAAAAGCTGGTTGTAGATATTACTATGACAAGCTTAAGCAACTTCAAGATGAAAAGAACAAGAATGGTACTTGTGGAAATGAACCAATGGATGAATTACTAGATAATATTGAATCTGGTAATATTCCTGATCATAGTACATGGGAAGAGTTTGAAGATCTTAGTGAAGCTGAACAAAAGTTAATTGAGAGACAATTACAAAAAGTTCTTAGTGATGCTAAGGAACAGACAGAAAAGAAAAGAGGTACTGTTCCTGGGGAGATAGAAGGGCTGATAATAATTGATGAAATTGTTAAGCCTAAATTTAATTGGCGGGGATATATCAGAAGATTTACTGGGGTAAGTACTAAAGTATTTACTAAGAAAATCAGAAGAAAAGAGAACCGTAGATTTGATGCTAATCCCGGCCTGAAAGTAAAAATGAGACAACACATGTTGCTGGCTATTGATACTTCAGGTTCTGTAAGTGACTCAGAATTACAAGAATTTATGAGTGAGATCTACCATATTTATAAATGTGGTGTTGATATTACTGTTGTACAATGTGATACTACAATTAGATCAGTTGAGCCTTACAAAGGCAAATTTGAAATGAGTGTAGTTGGAAGAGGAGGGACTGAATTTGATCCTGTCCTAGAGTATTTTAATGCTAACCAAAAGAAATATACAAGCCTGGTGTATTTTACTGATGGAGAATGTAGCGCAAGAGTAAAACCTAAAGGGAACACCTTATGGGTTTTGTCAGAGAGATCATATATGAATACAGATCTACCAGGTAAAGTAATAAAATTAGAACTATAAAAAATTAAAGTTATGAGTCAAGTACAATTAAATGTTACAGAATTAAAGGATTTTATTAAGCATATGGTTAAGAATAACCAGCACATTCAGTCTGAAGGTAAAGTACCTGTGGCTATTAATATTGAGGGTGATGCAGGTTTGGGTAAGACTTCTGCAATCATGCAGTTGGGTAAAGAATTGCAAATGGATGTTGTAAAGCTGAATTTATCTCAGTTAGAAGAATTAGGTGACTTAGTAGGTTTTCCTGTAAAAGAATTTCAGATCCAGAATGCAGAAGGTAAGACTACATGGATTAATGAGTCTCAGATATCTGCAGCAAGTGCCAAAGGGTACAAAGTTATAGGAAAGAGAATGTCACATGCTGCTCCTGAATGGATTCAGGGTAAAGGAGAAGGTGGTTTCTTAGTACTAGATGACTATACTCGTGCTGATGCAAGATTTATGCAAGCTACTATGGAAATCCTAGATAGACAAGAATATGTTTCTTGGAAACTACCAAAGAACTGGCATGTTATCTTGACTACTAATCCAGATAATGGTGACTATAATGTTACCTCTCTTGACGTAGCTCAGAAAACAAGATTTATCTCAGTTGAGTTGAAATATGATTCTGATGTGTGGGCTAAGTGGGCAGAGAAAGCAGGTATTGATGGTAGATGTATTAACTTCATGTTGATGCACCCAGAATTAGTAACTCAAAGAATTAATCCAAGAGCAATTACTACTTTCTTTAATGCTATTAGTTCTGTACCTAAGTTTGAAGATAACTTACCTTTGATTCAGATGATTGGTGAGGGTTCTGTAGGTGCTGATTTTAGTTCAATGTTCACTATGTTTATTAATAACAAACTAGATAGAATCATTAGTCCTGAAGACATTATGACTAAAGATGAGCAGTATGTAATGAATAGCTTAACCAATGCAGTTGGTAAAGATGATGATTTCCGTGCTGATATATCTAGTGTTATTGCAACAAGGGTTATTAACTATTCACTTACTTTAGCTGACAAAGGTGCAATTGCTAAATCCATTATTGACAGGATAGCTAAACTTACTACAGACTGTGATGCATTCACTGACGACCTTAGATATTATATGGTCAAAGAGATTGTTAACGGTAATAAAGTTAAGTTTTCTCAGTTGATGATGAATCAAGAGGTGGTGAAGATGGCTGTCAAGTAATTGAAACGTAAAAGGTTTTCCCCCTTTTATTAAACAATAAACTGATTAATACAAACACAAGGGGAGGTAATACTCCCCTTTTTAAATTTAATTCTATGAAAACATATTTGTTTATTTATGACGTAGAAGTGGATAGTACAGAGCTAATTATGAAGGTTCAGCCTTTATATTGTGCCAATGATAAGGTAGATTTTCTACCAATTAATGATAAAGATTATACTCCAACAAAAGGAGATAAGCTTTATTTTCTTCCTGGAGTAAATATTCCAAGAGTAAAGCTTAAAGACTTATCTCTGCAACATGGTGTTAAAACTGTGAGAGATATAGATCAAGCAACACATGTATTTTGTAGTAAGAACACTAAAGACAAATTAGTAACTAGCCACTGGTATTATCAAATGCCTACACAAAAGTTCAGAGATTTGTTAGCAGATGCTGATGATATGATGGATGATTACTACAAAGAAAATCTTAGAGAAGCTCTAGAGCACTATACTGAAGATGTTGTTATTGTAGATTACACTTCAGCAAGTGAACTTAGAAATGCTGAGTTATCAGTAATACAAAAACATATTGGTAATGGTGCTTTAAGATCTTCTAATGTTTACTATACAGTTGATGATGATCATAAAAATTTATTCCCTGGCATTCTTAGTTTAGATTTGTATAATGAGAGTAAATTGCTAAAGCATATTAATGGAGATGATGCAGCTACTATAGATGAAATGATGTTCTTACAGATCTCTGACATGTTTAAAAGCTCAGATCAAGACAATCATATTATTGCAATGGAGATTATGGCTAATTGCAACTATATAGAGAGTTTGCTATATATTGAAATGCTATTCAAAGAATATTATCATCAGATGTCAAACTGCCATACCAAGAACCATGTGAACTTTAAATCTTTGATTAGTTTCTTAGGAAAGAATAAAAACTACATGAGTACTAGTATTGATGACATTGTAAACTCCCTGATTAACAAAGATGTTTTAGATGTAGACAAAGTAAGTGTTATCATGAAACATTATGGTGAAGAAATTGCAGCTCAAGGAGGTACTAATCATTTTGAAATTAAAAGTGTAACTCTTTGTGAGGACACTGCAAAACTTCTTAATACTAACTATGTTCATCAGACATTCCCAGATTATATACCTGAAGGTGATGTAGAGGTACCTGAAATTCATGGAGACCTTGCAGATCTTAACTCTCTTGAGGATAACATCCCGGGGGTTGCGGGGGTTGCTACAGGGGTTGACGGGGTTGAAAGTGACCTTGAGATAACAGATGAAGACATAGAAACTGCATTACTAAGAATTGAGAGAAAAGAACTCAAGTCAGAGTTAATAGCATTAGAAGAAGAGAATCCTGTTTCCGAATCTGAGTTAAATAAAACAGAAGAAGAATCAAATAACAATCAAATAGAAGAAGATGACAATGGTTTTGAATGGTTCTGATGAGATGGAGAAATTCTATCAGAAGAAATTTTATTTTAGTTACAGCGGGTTGAATAAATTACTTTATTCACCTGCTGCATTTTACAGTCATTATGTGCTCAACCAGAGAGAGGATAGTACAGACCCGCACCTTGTAGGAGGGCGGGTTCTGCACTGCCTTTTATTTGAGCCAGAAAAGTATGATGATTACTTTGTATCACTACCGGGAAAACTCCCTAGTGATAACCCAAGGAAAATTATTGACAATATTTTCAGGATACATCTTGGATATTCAAATAATTCATTAACTTTGGAAGACTACTCACAAGATATACTCACACAACTACTTACAGCAAATCTTTATCAGAATCTTAAAACAGATCAACAAAGACTTGACAAGATGCTTACAGAAGAGCACAAAGAGTATTTTGAATTCCTCAAAAACAGTTTAGAAAAATCAATAGTAGATCAACCTACTTTGGATGGCTGCAAAGCTAGTGTTGAAGTACTAAAGACTAATAGTGATGTGAGAACACTATTACAATTAGACAAGACTGAGGAAGACACCCACATTGAGACCTATAATGAGTTGCATATTAAGGTTGACCATGACAAATTACCTTTTGGTTTACACGGAGTACTTGACAATGTTGTTGTTGACAATGAGGCAAAGATGATTTTTATCAATGACCTCAAAACAACCGGTAAGTCTATTCAAGATTTTCCTGATGCAGTAAATTACTATAAATACTGGATACAAGCAGTAAATTATGTAATTCTAGCTACGGATAAATTTTTAAAAGACAAACCAGATGCAAGAGATTGGCAAGTTCAAGTAACCTTTATTGTAATTGACAAATACAATTTAGTTTATCCTTTCCAAGTCTCTGCAGAAACAATGAGTCAATGGAGAAGTGATTTCAGAGAAGTTTTAAATATTGCACAATGGCATTATAAAAACAAAAGATATGACCTACCATATGACCTAGCAGTGGGTAATTTAAAATTGTAGAACTTATGGTAATTGATGCGCTTTATAGAAAATACTTTCAGAAGTCCAAGATATTTTTATATCCGATCTTGGGCATTAAAAGAGGAACTAGTGTAGTGCCAACTGAGACTTATGTCTCTTGGGCTGACAAAGTAAACTCTGAGGATATGAAACTAGTTTGTGTTTATCCAGTTAGAACAGACAGTGAGTATATGCAGTTTGAGAAGAATGTCTTACTCAAACATAATAGACTTATTGATCTAATTAAAGTGGATGAAGAAAAACTAGTAGTTACATTCAATTTTTCTGATTTAAGTGATGATTGGTCCTGTTTCCTTGATGGGAAATACAGTAAAATGAATATAAATACAAAGCGCAAAATATTAGATTTTTTTGACAAAAAGAGTGGCAACTATGCCTATGTAGAAAGCTATTTGTTTCCAGAAAAACATTTTGAAACATATGCTAAAATATTAGATGTAGATGCTAATTTCCTCAAGTCTGTTGGTGAACTATGCAATAAACCTGATTTAGATAAAGAAAGTTTATTAATTGAAGTTGCAGATTTGGAAAACATAAAAATAATTCAATAACTTTGTTTAAAACCAACAAAAATGAGTGAAAAAACAATGATGCTTGTTCAAGCCACATGGCAAGAAAAGCAAACCTTTAGAATGATTCCTATAAGTGAATCATGTCCCTATGTAGAATGTATTTTTGATCCAGACACTAAAGTGTTTGTAGTTATATCAAAAATTAGAAAAACATCTTTACACATGCTCCCTAAACTTGATGAATACGGCCAAGCAGTAGCTGGTAGTAAAGGCATGAAGCAAGAGAGACATAAGATTGAAGTGTTTCAAGAATTTTATGTAGAGGATGCTGAAGCAATAGAAGAATTAATTAAAACTTTTGCAGTTAATGCAAAGTTTGATTACAAGAAGTTTATGTCTTCCTCTGAAGAGGCATAGATTTGGATGGATGATGGAAAAGAGGGTGAAGTATAGTAGCCCTCTTTTTTTATTTAATTAAAGGGGGAACAGCTTAACTGAACAAAATCATATGAAAACACATTATGTAATGGACTATGAAACTCTTAGTAATTGTTTCATAGCAGTCTTTGAAGATGTAAAATCTGAACATCAAGAGGTTTTTGTCTGTCATGAATCAAAAAATGATATACTAGAGTTTATTACTTTCTTAGAAAGGAACATAACCCTTGATGAATGGCATATAAGCTTTAATGGTCTTGGGTTTGACAGTCAGATAACTGAACATATTCTCCGGAATAAAGATCAGTTAATTCATGGTGCTGCAGATGGTGAAGAAGTAGCAAAATGGATTTATCAGAAAGCACAAGAAACCATTCAGAAAAGTAATAAAGGTGAGTTTGCTGAATTTAGCCCTAAGAATCTAAGTATTAGACAAATTGATGTGTTTAAACTTAATCACTGGGACAACCCAGCTAAAAGATCTAGTTTGAAATGGATTCAGTTTAGTATGGATTGGAAGAATATCATTGATATGCCTATTCATCATACTACACATGTAGTAGCAGAACAGATTCCAGAGATCCTCCGCTATTGTATTAATGATGTCAAGTCTACTAAACAAATTATGTTTCTTAGTAAGGATCAGATTGATTTACGTAGAAGTTTAACCCATGAGTATAATATTGATTTATTCTCAGCATCAGAGCCTAGAATCTCTAAAGAATTATTTCTTCATTTCTTGAGCAAACAAACAGGTATTAAGAAATGGGATTTAAGAAATATGAGAACCCACAGACCTAAGATTACAGTGTCTGATATTATTCTTCCTTATATAAAGTTTGAGACAGCTACTTTCCAAAGACTTTTATCAAAGTTCAATGAAGTAGTAATATTTCCAAATGAAACCAAAGGAGGTTTTAAATATTCAGTACAGTATAAAGGTATCAAAACAGACTTTGGTCTGGGTGGTGTCCATGGTGCTAGAGAAAGTAAAGTTTATGAATCAAACTCTGATATGGTTATTATGAGTTCTGATGTGGTTAGTTTCTATCCAAACTTGGCTATAAGAAATAAATGGGCTCCTGCTCATTTACCTCAGAAAGAATTTTGTAATCTATATGAGTGGTTCTTTGAAGAAAGAAAGAAGATTCCTAAAAAAGATCCTAAGAACTATGTATACAAGATTATTCTAAATTCAACTTATGGGTTGAGTAATGATGAGAATAGTTTCCTGTATGATCCTGAGTTTACTATGAGGATCACTATTAATGGTCAGCTTAGTCTTACCATGTTGTATGAAATGATTACAGAAAGAATACCTGGTGCTGTGCCTCTGATGCAAAACACAGATGGTCTTGAGACTATGATTCCAAGAGAATATGTTGATGAGTATATGAAGATATGCGCAGAATGGGAGCAGATTACAAATCTGCAACTTGAGCATAATACTTATCAAAAAGTGATTCTTGGAGATGTAAACAATTATATTGCTGTTGAAGAGTATAAAGAAATACATCCAGATCTAGTTGAAAAGATGAAGAAAAGCTTGCCTTATGATCTATTTAAAGAGGAAGATGGTAAGCATTATCATGCCGGAACCAAATGTAAAGGCAGATTTGAGTTTCATAATCTAGCTCTTCATAAGAATAAAAGCTGTTTGTTAGTTCCTAAAACCCTATTTCAATACTTTGTACATGGAATAGAACCTTGGATATCTATAACATCTAACCCAAATATCTTTGATTTTTGTGGTGGTGTAAAGATTAAAGGTGATTGGGAATTCATTCAGCATAGAGTAGTTAATGGTGAGTATAAAACTAATAAGTTACAGCATACTGTCCGTTATTACATGTCTAAAGAAGGCTCTAAGATTATTAAAACACACAAATCAGATGGTAGAGAAATACAGATTGAAGCCGGTAAATGGATGCAAACACTGTATATTGACCATGAAGAAAAACCTATTGAAGAATATAATATTAACTATGATTATTATCTGGACAAAGTAAACAAGGAAATAGAAAACTTTTGTCCTAGAGTAAACCAATTAAGTTTATTTTAATTATGCCAAAGAAAATTCAAAACACAACAAAGGCACACTTAATAAGTGTACCACTTCCAAATCATGGTGCTAGTTATACTGTAATTAGTCACCAATTTGTTATTGATTATGCCTATCAAGCCCTTGCTAATGCAGGGTTTGGTATTGTAGAAGAAGAGTACAGATGTACTGCTGATGGACAAATTGCCCAGGGAATTTATAAACTAAACTTTAATAATGATCCTGAGTTGTCAATGATGTTTGCATGGACAAACAGTTACAATAAACAAGTAAAGTTTAAATGTGTAGTAGGTGCATATATAAATCAAACAGGTTCTGTCATGATTTCTGGAGAAGTTGGTAGCTGGGTTAGAAAACACACAGGTACTGCAGATACAGAAGTAATGGCCACTATTGATGACTATATTACTAATGCCTACATGTATTATAATCAGCTATGTTCTGATAAAGCTGCTATGGAAGTAGTAAGCTTGAATAAAAGAAAACAGTCTCAACTCTTAGGTGTATTGTTTGCAGAGTATGAAATCTTGACTACTGAGCAAGCTAGTATGATCAGAGATCAAATGAAGAGACCACTTCAAGTATTTACAAATTCAGATAGCTTATGGGCTTTCTATAACTTTGTAACTAATGCATTACAGTCATCACATCCTAAGACTTGGATGGAAGATCAAAGAATCTTGCATTACTTCATAGGTACAATTTGTGATTTTAGTGCACCACCTCAACCGGTAAGTACACCAGTTAACAATTTAAGTGCACCAGTTGAAGAAGAAGAACTTGTAGATCCATTGTATGCATATCCGGGACAAACTAACATTCTTGATCAAATTGCTGAACAAGATGCATTTTCTATGGCACAATTAGCAGGTGTTAAGGCACCTGAAGATGTGGTGCAAGAAGAGGTTATTAATGCAGAGGTTTTGCACCAGTCAGAAGAAATCACTGAAGATGTTACTGAAGCTGAAGAAGTTCCATTTGACATAGATGAGGATGATGATTCTGTGTTAGATTCATTACTGACTCCATGTGCTGCTCATGATGCTGAAACAGAAAGGGAAATTGAGGAAGAAAAATCAAAGGACATTTTTCCCCAAGATGAAATTGTTCAATACACAGATCCTGTAGGTAATACATTTGAGGCTCCAGTTGTAATTGATACAATTGATCTTAATAATACTACTAAAGCTGCTGTTGTAGTAGTTGAAAATGCTGAAGATACTGATCTAGATTTTGATCTAGATTTTAATGAAACAGAAACTGATGCAGATGATGCACCAGATTTCTTTTGACATCCTTATTAGCATAAGGATTTATTGATTTATCACCGGGGGATGGCGCAAGCTGTCCCCTTTTTTTTTAATTTTGCAACATGAAAGAACAATTAAAAGCAGTGGAAGAATTCCATAAGGCATTTGACCAAGAAAATGGTAAATGGCCAAGATTAATTCCTCATTCAGAATTTGATCTCAGACATACTCTAATGAAAGAAGAAAATGATGAGTATCTTGAAGCATGTCATGCTAAGTCCTTAGTAGAGGTGGCTGATGCTTTAGGAGATCAATTGTATATTCTTTGTGGAACAATCTTGAAGCATGGTATGCAACATATTATTTTGGATGTATTCAATGAAATACAAGCAAGTAACATGAGTAAACTTGGTGAAGATGGTAAGCCTGTATTAAGAGCTGATGGAAAGATTCTTAAAGGACCGGGATATTTTAGACCTGACTTAAGTAAATTTATTAAGATTGATTAACATGCATCCAATAGCATTCCGTAAAGCAATGATAGAAGCATATCTAGCAGGAGCTGAGTCTATAATTGAATCAGGGTCAAATGAAGGTCCTTCTAAAAAAGAAGCTAGAGATTGGTTTGATAATGAATATGGATTGACAGTCACAGAAGAATGTGACTGTTGTGATGAAACAGATGATGAATAAAATTAGGGGAGCCTTCGGGTTCCCCTTTTTTTTTCTTACCTACCTTGTGCTCTATAACCTTTTTTATAGTTCTTAGACCTCTTAGAACTAGAGGTTTTAGTTTTAGCATGTACCCCAGGACGGGATACTTTAGGTTTAATGTAAGCTTTTGTTGTTGCTGTTGTTGCCTTTGCCATTATATATTATTTAAGTTTACCTGCACTTTCTAATCCTTCAAGAGCTTTATCTACTTGACCTGTGTTACCGTTAATACCAACTGTTTTTAACAAGTGACCAATAACTTTTGGAGCTCCTTCTTTTTGCCAGAAGTATTCACCTTCTTTTCTACTATAGTATGCTTTATCATTAAAAGCAATCATTTGTGCTACATCTTCAAAAATTTTAGCATACAGACCAACTGTATTTCCAAAAGCTGATGTTGTTGTAGTAACCATTTTAATGTAGTCATCTGCACCTAAGTTTACACCTGCTATTGTAGGAAGAGGAACAAATGCTGAAGTTTCAGCTTGTACACCCAACAGTAGTAATAACATGTGATTTTGCATCCAACCCCAAGTTCTAAAATCATCAGTACCCCAGGCACCAGATCTTTCTCTCATTTTTTGGAATCTTTTCTTATCATCAGGATCATATCCAAACAACATTGATGCAAGTAGTGCAGCTGTTATGATGAATAAAGACTCAGAAAGCATTCTCATCATGTCTCTCTTTTGATCAAGAGGCATATATGACCAATACTTACCTTTACTTTTGACAAGTTCTTTCATACCTAAGTAGGCATTAACATAAAAACCAATTGTGGTTTTACCAGTCATCCAGTCATATCTTTTTTTCATCTTGGGTTTCCACCATTTACCATCTTCAATTTCAACTGATGACCCCCATCTGTTGGTAAGCATTGGGATAAACCATTTTCTCATGAAGGTAAACATTCTATATGGTAGATACATGTTTCCTTCTGCTTGAGCAAACTTATCATAAGAACCATATAGTCTATGTGATACACCCTGAAATTTATTTCTAAACTGTTTGAATTTTTCAGCCTTAGCAATTACAATTTCTTGACCATCTTCAAATTCTATAGCACTAACAACTTTATTTCTTTGTTGCAGTTCTTCAACTGTAACATTATACATATCTGCTATTTCTTCAAGTGTCTGACCTTTAACAAAGTCATGATACATAGTTTTATTAAACCAAGCAGGATCAACCCCGGGTTTTAATTCAGCTATACCAGTTTCTTTATTGAGTTGCCATGCATCTTTATAGTTAATAGTGATAGTCTTACCATTAGAAAGTTTTTGCTCTACTTTTTGTGCATTTAAAAATGCTCCAAACAATTGTAAAGCAGCCTCCATTTCTAGATTCTTTCTAATATTGTACATCCACTCACCATTCATCAAGTCTTTAACCATACCTCTGGATACAGATCTACCAAAGTCATCTTCAAATTTAAATGCTGAGTCAAATATCTCAATCATCTGAGATGATAATGCAGGAACACCTTTGGTATATACACTTTTAGATACCCACTCTAACATAGTTGGAGTAGCCCATAATTTTCCTTTTGCTAAATCTTTTACAGTAATAAAACCTCCACCTGCAGACTCAATCATATTTTGTACAATCTGACCATATCTGTTTTTCATATCCGAAGGGATATTAATTGCAAGAGATGCTCTAGATGACATCTTTTGTAGTTGTCCTATAAATTTATCTAGGTAGAGTGAGCTTCCTTGTCCGCTAAATTGTTTACCATAGTATTCTCTTTCAATAAGAGATCTTACTTGACCAGCTCTATTGTTTGTAGCACCCGGTTTAGTTGTATGAACCAACTTTCCTTTTATTCTGTTCAGTGTTTTACTATAAGTATTTGCAGTCTTAGGAGCATTTGCGGGATCTTCTAATGTATCTAGTATAGAATTAACAAGAGGTAGAGTCTGCAATAACTGACTTTGTTGCTCTAATGAAAGCAAGTATTTAAACATACCACGGATTACATCTGGATCAGTATTATCAACATCAAGATTATATAAACCAGTTACTGGTATATAAGATACCTCAGATGAATTTAAATCTGTATTTACAAGTCTATATTCTTCCAGGTTATTTTCTGATTCATAGTTATACTCAAGTTCAGCTTCATCTACAGATTTACCAAATGCATCTCTCAGAGATTGACCCACACCTTTTTTGATTTGAGAATATCTCTCACCTAGTTTACCAGCCTGAATTCTAGAAAGATTGTCTCTTAGAACATAGCGAGGCATGTCTAAATACAACTTGGATTTATTTGACTTATCCTCTTGGAATGAAAGATGAGCCTCTTTCATTAACTCAAGAAGTTGGAATCTTGGACTATTACCTTGTTCCTTAAGTCTCATGTAATCCTTATTGATGTAATCATCATTCTTAGCAGAGTTAGGATCACCCATTTTATACATTCTAGGTAGATATTGGCCTTTATTGTCAATATGCACACCTACTAGTAATTCCACTTCTCCTGTTTGAGGATTATAACCAGTTCTGTATTTATCTTTAATTCTATAAATAGAGTGTCTAGCATTAGGCAAACCATTAAAGGTTTCTTCTTCTCCGGTTAACTCATTAAACAAAGTAGTTTTTTCATAGTACTCATCATTCTTAGGAACAGAAACAGAGTTAGCCATTGATCTTTCATATTTAATCTCAAGCTTTCTTGTTTTTCTATTCTTAACTTTTCTAGAGACATGATTATCTCTAAACCAATCTGTGATTTTACCATCTTCTCTAAGAAGAGCTTTCATTTCATCACTATTAATAAAGTTGTCTACTTCATCAACAGTGACAGGAGTAACATTTAATCTTTGAAGATGCTCATTTAATGCATCAACATAGTACTCAGTAGGTATCTTCTGAGTTAATGAAGACAACTCAGCATAAATACTTTGCATTAAAGCAACTTCTCCAATAGATAGACCAGTCTTAGCCTGCTTCTGTAGCAATTCTCTGTATCTAAGTTTTTGCTCAGGAGTTAATCTATCTGGATTCTTTTTATTGATTGCAATATATAACTCAAGTTCTTCAGCCTCATCTCTAGAAAGACCAGACTTAGTATCAAATTTTGCTTTGTAATCAATAATCTTTTGATTCAGTTCTTTAATTGTTTTAAGCTTATCAAGACCTAATTGTTCTGGAATTGGTTGACCTTGTTCATCTTTGTATGCATACATTAAGTTAAAAATCTCATTATATGCATTACTTACATCAAACTCTTCTCCAATTACAGTATTTACTTTACCCTGAAGTTCTTTTAGTTTAGTGATAAGTTCTTTTCTTGAATCATAGAACTTCTGAGTATAGGCTACTCTTAAGTTTTGTTTTAACCAATCTTGCTTTGCTTCTTCTAACTCTTCAGGTGTAACACCTTCTTGTTCTTTTAAACTTAAAAACTCATTAAATGCAGTCTGCAATGATCCAGCTCTAGGAATAAACTCATAGTAGTCACCAGTAGATTCTCTATGCTCAAGTAAAATTCTTGTGATTGTTAAATCATAAATACCATTTGCAGGATCATCAACCTTATTGGTACCATCTGCATACTTTAATGAATAAAGATTCTTATAGTTTTGCCAAAGTTCTTGCAATACAGAGTACTTCTGGAATCTTTCTAACTCATCAGTGATTTCATTAGACTCATTATTATAAGCATCCATAGCCATCTTTCTAGCTAACCATGCAGCTCTACCTACATCCCCATACTTTTCAAAAACAGAATCCTTATCATACACTTCCGAAATAAATTCATCATGCATGTAGTCTTTCTTAAACTGTCTTAATGCATCAGTAGCTTGTTTGATTTTTTCTTGATCTTCAGATGCCCATGCTTCATCTACCTGATATTCAAGTAAGTCTTGAGCATATCTCCAACCATTACCAAATTCATTTAAGAAAGTAAGAACTTCTTTTTCAACTGGTTTTTTTGTTTTTGGATCAATGTAAAGAATCTTATCTTTAAACATCAACATGTCAGTCAACTGTCTAGTTTTAGTAGTACTATAACCCACTTTTTCTAAAAGAGGTTCAAGTTTTTTTCTAAACTGATATGACTTTTCAAGGGCCCTGTTGTTAGCTTCAGTTCTTTGGTCATTAATAAAAATAGCTAATCCACCCACTATAGGATCATTACTAGAAGTATAGCTCTCAAAGAATCTATTAAACCAACTTACATCTTTTAGCTTACCTGAAAGACCATCTGTAATCTTGTCTTGATTAACTAGGAACTCTTTGTACTCATCAATAAATTTCTTGATGTACTTAGATTCAACACCTTTTTTCTCATACTTGTCATAAAGCTCATTCAAGTCTTGATCTGTAAAACTTTGGGTAATTACACCTTTGTATAGCTCATCAATCTCAGTTTCAGATAATTTATCAGTTAAGGTAGATTTTAAGTTTTTACCTAACTCTTCTCTTAAGAAATCATTCATATAACCAGTTACCTCTACATAGAAGTTGATACTGTTTTCTTTATAGATCTCTCTAATTTTTTTATCAGCCCGCATCAAGTTGTTCTTAGTCTCATTAACTAAGTCAATCAATTCATTTGGTTGAGTAACATCAAACTCATCTTGTTCCATGATTAACTCATCAAATGTATCAAACATGTCATTCCATGATCTGATAGAACTTCTGTATAAGAATAAAAGAGCCATAGCATCTCTAGAATCAAACTGCTTGCTTTTTTGCATCATGTTCAGATCCTTGAAGATATTCTGAGAAATATTATTAACTACAGCAACACTGTTTACAAAACTACGTGCTCGGTTAGTTAAGTCTTCTGTTCTTGCTTTTTCTGCTTCAACGGTATTTTTTATAATCTCTTCAAATGAAAGATTCTGATTGTTTGTAATAGACTGATATCCAGATAAACTTCTTTTTACCCTTGGTAATAACTCTTGAGTACCTTTAATAAACAAAGCTTCCTTCAACATTCTTTGATAGAGAGGAGATCTAGTTCTAAAGTTTATAGCTTTCTCATAGATCAATTGGTTTGTTGCATACAAGTCATTGATGGACTCTTGGATTTTTTCTGCTTTCACATCTTTTACCAATGCATTAGCCATTTCCTTTATATCCCTTGCATATGCAACTAGCTCATCATTGCTTATAAAATCAGTTTTGTATTCAAAACTTTCATCTAATAACATGTTTGCTAGCTTCTCTATGTTTGTATTTACATCTATATCTGCAACTTTTACTTTAGAACCAAAGATTCTCTTAATCAGATCTTTGATTGCATTTAGTAGTTTAGACATGAATGATTCAAAACCTTCTGACTCAAGTTGATTAGTAACAATATTAGCAGCTTTTCTCTGCATTGCATAAGCTAAAACCTCTTCTTTAAATAAAGGATCACCTTCTTTTAATTCTGGATAGTTCTTAAGTACATGCTCTTTAATAATGTCTCCTTCTGTAGTAGCCATTAATGCATTATACAAGTTATCAAAGAGAGTTCTGTTTTCTTTGTAGATAGCTCTCAGTAAAGGGTGAGATAGTTCATGGAGTACTGTGTCTACATTTACATTATCTCCGACAATGTATACAGCTCCTCCAAAGAAGAAAGCCGGTTCACCACTATATGTTTTCTTTCTAGACTCAAGTATTTGTTTTGCTTCTTGTTCTGTAACATACATGTATTGTACACCCAAAGCTTGAGCAATTTTTTGACCTAAAGCATCAGCTACTTCTTTTGCTCTTTCATTTTTTATAGTAGCCTCATCTATTTTCATTTCTGATTGATCAGGCATTTCAGAAAAATGATCATCTGCAAATGTAAAGTATCTAAATCCTTTATTAGTAAATTTATATTTGTCTTCAAAGAATGGTACAAAGTAAACTAAGTCAGTTAAATCCTTACCTCGACCCATGTTTATCTTAGCTTCAAAGATCTGTTTCCAGTCTAAGAAGTAGTTATCAAATACTAAAGGATATTTACCCTCATCTGTTCTTAAGAAAAAGTCAAGTACATATCTCTTAGGCATTACTTTACCGTTATCAGATGCTTTAAAGAAGTTAGCGGCACCACTACCATCAGCATTTTCTACAAGTACAGTTTCTGTAGGATGTTCTACATAACCTGATATGGTTATTGACTCACCCTTCTTATGGTCTTTGCCAATAAATCCAACTTCAAAGTTCCATGTAGGAAACTGCTCCTTTAAGTTTTTATACCAAGATTGTCCTTCAAGAAATGGCATCATTTCTTTTACAAAGGTTTCACTATTCTTTTTGCTTCTTTTTTGGCTTAGTTCTAATCCACGTCCTTGGATCCATTTTAAAAATTCTTGATGGTTATCCTCACTTCTAAATTGATCAAGAGTAATAATCCCATCAATATCATGCAGCTCTTCACTAAAGGATCTCAATACTCTACCGTATTTTCTTAGTACTAAAGATCCACTTAGTTTATATTCAAAAGGTGAATTGAAAAGAGTATCAATTATATATTTTGCATACTCATCTCTTTTTAAACTGGTATTATAAAACTTTTGCTCATATTCTTGGCCCTTATTATCAAAGAATTTCCCACTTGAATCTTGATAATAATTTCTAATGAACTTATCATAGTTCTTTTTATAGACATCATCTACAATGTCAAGTACAGTATTTCTTAATTCAGCTTCCTTGTATATAGTAATAGCTTTGTTATTTAGAATATTTTCTTGCATCCAGTTCCAGAATCTATTAAGCATTTTTCTGAACCAGTTCTCTGCATATTTATCCTTATAACCAATACTTTCAAAATACTCTTTACTGATATCAGGATTTTTCTTTTTATCACCTACAAAGTTATTGTCAACACCAACAACTATCATTTCAGCTATAAACTCAATGATGGCTTGTTTGTGAGCAAAAGGATTAAATCTTGAAGGATCATACTCATATGCTTTATCAACTACCTCCTTGGCTTGTTGATATTCTAAATAAGGAGTACTCACATACTCTTGACCCTCTTGTTCAGCTAGATAATCAACTTCTTCTTTGGTTGTATTTTCAACAGTTCTTTTGCGGCTGTTGTACTTGTCATAAACTTTTCTGTATTTAGGCCAGCTATCTATACCTTTCCATAACTCAATTCCAAGCTTGGATTTTTTACCTAAAAAGCTAACTATAACATTGGCTGTATGCATAGCCAAGTCTTTATCAGAAATATTTTCCTTGATAGCTAAATACTTCTGAAGCAAGTCAAATGCTGCTAATGGATCTTCTTTAACTTTTGTAATACCATTCTCATCAATGTAAGTTCTTCTTTTAACAGGAATGATTTCACCGTCAATTTCTTCAACCTTAATATTTAAACCCTCCATAAATGACATCATTGCTGATCTCATTTTTTTAGAGAACTCTCTGTTTAATGAAGAACTCTCAAAGGTGTCTCTCATAAACATAGGATCTAGACTTTCATCTTCTTCAAATGTTGACTCTGGTTCCTTTAAGATATCATAATCATCTGTAGCTTCTTTAATGTCTTCTAACATTCTGACATCATCCAATGCATTAAACAGCTCATCATTAGGTTGAGCATAGATAGTTACCTTAACATCATCTCTATAATATCTAGATGAATAAGGGTATCTTGTTTGAACTTCATATGGTTCATTAAAGAAGTACTCATCTTCATTTAGTTTTAGGCCGTATTTAAGCTGTGTAAACCGGGTGAATTCTTTATTGAATTTATCAAACTCAATTGGGTCCAATATGTCATTGAACTCTCCTAATATACCTTTCTTTTTTAAATCTTCTAAAACTGTTGACCTTGATTCACAAAACATTATTGACAATTTAGTGGGTTATTCTCTCCTTCAAATTTAGCTAATATTTCTGCATCTGTTACAGGTTGATATTTAGCCACCTCTGAACTTACTTCCTTTGCAAACTCCGAACCTGGATTAAGATATTGGAATTCTTCAAAAAGTCTTCTACTTAAATATACGAATAATTCTTGAGGCATCAAAGCAGGATCACCATAACCATTGATTGAGAAAGCAACTTTACCACCATTTTGAATAACTTCATTGATTTGAGCAATAGCTTTTTCAATATCAGCTTTTCTTTTTGGATAATATTTTTGCTCAAGTGTAGAGAAAGCATCAGATACTTTATCTTGACCAGTAATTATACCTATAGAAGAACTATTAGCAAGTTTTCTAAGAAGCACTTGACCTGTAAGTTTTCTTTTATTAAACTCTGCAGGAGTCATCTTATCATATGCTTGCATTTGACCAAGACTAAATTGGTATACAAATGTTATATCTTGATTGTTATCCGTAATATACTTGTAAGCTTTTTCAGTTCCGGAAAGATCATTGTATACAAATACATTAGGATTAACAGTAGGAATAAGATTCTTTCTTTCTATAAGATTTTCAGAAGTTTCGGTTTCAGGTTCTATTGTATTTTCTGGATTTGTTCCCCAATAATTATATTTTTGAGAAGTTATACCATCAGGATTTCCTAAAGCTTTTTGTACAACACCTTCTCCAGATTCATTCCATTTACTTATAGCATCAAATGCACCATCCATAATAACAGTTCCACCAGCATTAAGAATTCTTTGAGCTTCTCTAATGGTGTCATTTAATTGTTCTTTAGTAGCTTTATTATTACCATTTACAGATACAAAAGCTACCGTGTTTTGATCAGCAACTATTTGCTCGTTAACAGGTATTCCAGCTTTTATTGCATCTTGTCTATAAGCCCAACTTGAAGTTCCTTGATTTGGAAATGATATATAAGCATTTGCTAAATCAGCTTTACCTTGGTCTTTTCCTTTTTTATCTATTGATAATTTAAAACCTCTGTCTTCAGGTATTCTTGCTCTTATTTCTGACTCCAATCTTTCTGCATTTAATGCAGTAAGATAATTTTTAAATCTATATCTGTCTCTATTTGTCTGACTGTTTACCTGCTCAAATTTATTCTTAAAGTCAACAAGCATTTTAAGTTTTGCCGGTGATTCTAAGAACTTAGCAGTCTCATCATTCATCACATCTATAAACTTATCAAAGTCAGTTAAGCTTAGGAAGTTGTATTTGTTTTTATTAGTACCTGATTGCAACATTGCAACGTATGTAATTTTTGCAAAGAAGTCACTGATTCTATCATTTTCAGCTCTATCATCAACCTTAGTAACATTTCTATTAGCAAGATCAGATAGATTTCTTGAGTATAGATTAGACTTGAAAGTATTCATGTCTTTGTCATCTGCATAAAGATTAAACATTGTCTTATCATTATTACTCTCTGTGACCATTCTTGCTAGAACAGGGTAGTCTCCAACAAAATCATTTCTGTATTCTGTTTTTAATCTATCCAATCTTATAGAATAAGCCAGGTCTTTATCATTGAACAAGTGATAAGGATTCAATGTATTATCAAGAGCTCTGCTTGCTATGATTTTTTCATAAGCATATCTTCTGTTTTCAGTGATACCACCCTTTACTCTAGTTTTCAAAGCATTCTCTAATTCCTTTTTAAATTCTGTAGTTTTTACTACTTCTTCTACAGGCATTAGATGTCTTAAGTATTCTCTCTCAATAACAAAGCGGATATATTCATCTTTGTTAGAACCAATGTTACTTCCAAAATGACCAGCTTGTAATGGATACAAACCTCTATCTTCATAGTTATTGGCTGCTTCACTAGACTCTAAGTAAGCTTTATCATAGAATTCTTTTTCAATTTGAACTCTGTCTACTACTACTGTAGGACCTTGAGGAGTTTCAACAACTTGTGCTCCAAACTTAAGTCCAGCAGCAGGTACTAACTTAATAGAATCACTGAGTGCATAGGAACTATATTCAGAACCAAGATTGTATTTTCTTAATGCATTTTGGAAAATATAACTTAAGATGTCATTCCTAAATACAACAGGGAATCTATCCCGGTAGTTTCTACCAAACATTGCTTTTAATACTGAAGCATTTTTAAAGCTTCCCATATATGATTGGATATAGTCTTGTATATCTTCATCATATCTAAATTTAAACAATGGTTTAGCTAGACCTTTAATCAACTTTGTATTAAAGAAAGAACTAATGATAGAGTCATTGATCATACTAGTTCTTAGATCTTGATCAATTTTAGTTTCTTCAGCTAATGCATCCATGTTAGATTCTGCTTGAATAGCTTGTCCTACATCAGTCATAGTAGATGTATCAGGATTAGAAGCCATTTTTAGTGCAGTAAGTCCCTGGATTTGTTGTTCAATTGTCAAGAAATGTAAGAACATTGTCTTAGATAAATCACTTTGTTGTGCATTAGGATTGGTTTTTGAAGTCTCAATCAATCTAAGCATTTCTTCTTCAGTGAAATGTCTATCATCCCCTTTTAATTTTTTCTTGTCAAAGTAACTATCCATCATGTTTTTTCCAACCTGATATCTTGTTTGATTATCAGCTAAGAAATCTTTAAAGTTTTTAGCAATTACATTGCTTGCAGCCTTAAATGATACACCCTGGAATCCTGGATCTTTTCTTAACGGTTCAGCAAAAGTACTTTGAGCAAGTCTTTTTTCTTTAACATACTCTCTTACAAGAGGCTGAGATACAAAGTATGCAGCTTCTTTAAATGGTACTCCTGTTTTAAGTAAGTAAAGTAGTATAGGTGCAACCTCATAGTTTCCTTGTACAAAGAATACCCATGCATCTTTCTCAACATCCACCCAACCATTCATCAACTGGTTGATTACGTCAGCTACTTTATTAATACCATCAACATCATACTGATTAGATAAGGAAATTACATCCTCTCCATTTTTATTTGCTGTATGGTGTCTCAAACCTAAGAAAGAGATTCTATCTATTTCTTCATCACTATGCTTATATACTGCAGGCATTGTTGCACCCAAAGAATTGAAGATAACATTGAATGTATTCTCAATTGCTCCAAGACCCAAAGTTTTCTTACCAACAACATTAGACTCGTGTTTGTATAAGTTATATCCAACTTCAAGTACTCTGGTAGGACTAATTACTTGTTTCTGTTTTCCATTCTTGTCAGGAGCAGAAAGATTTGAATTTTCACTCATCATGTTTTTTACAGGACTATAGTCCATTACAAATTGAGCTAATCTATCTGCTGTAGGTTTAACAAGATATGTTCCGTTAGGAGTTGTAAGTGACACAAAGTTTTGTGGTAATTCAAGAATGCTTCTGATATCATTGATTAATTCATTCTCAATACCGGCCTTTTGCATTGCATACATTTGAGCTTTGCTCATATCATACTTAGAAGGATCTTTAACAGCTTTGTAGAAATCTTCATTGTTTTCAAACATTGCTTTTTTCACATAACCATCTGCATCTAAGTTATTCATGAAGATTGATAACTTATCAATATCAAAGTCAGCTCCAGATTTAGCAACAATTTCAGCTGGAGGAATAATAATATTACCAGCTTGTGGTGGAAGGAAGTGATACACCTCCATAAATTCCATAGAGTTTAGACCCTGTACTGGAATCCTAACACCAACCATTGTTATAGCTTTTCTATTCTCACCGTCATTTGCATCTAACCATTCATCATCTTTAATAGCTTCATTCAGTCTATCTATAGTAGAGATAGGTTCTCCTTTGTAATCTAGATTAAGCAAGTTCTCATAATCACCTTGAAGTGAAATAGCAACTTTCATTGCTGTTGTTTTACCATTAGCACCTCTATGATAAGTAGGTAGGAAATTAGATCCCATATACTTTTTAACTGCAGCATCACGTGCAGCAGGATTCATCTTATCTATGTCAAGATTTAACTCAAATAAACCATCATAGAAAGCAGATGACTTCTGTACTAGTGGTTCTCCTTTTACTTTCTGCTTGATAATTCTTTTATTGATTAATGACAATAAAAGTTTTTCAATCTTCACAGCCTCTGGATGTAGAGATAAGTCAAATCTTAAGTCTCCTTCATCAGTTACATCAATAATGTCTATTAGATTGTCACTATATACATCATCTCTTGTAAGATTTTCCCGGATCATTTTTGCAAGTCTTGCAATACTATCCTTAGCAGTTGGAACAAACTCACCATCTTCAGTTTCTTCAAACCCAAGTTCATCAACCAACTCATTCTTAAGAAGTTCTGTATAAGCAGCAACCCTATCTACATAGTTAGTAACAAGTCTTCTAACTGCAGGATCATTAGAAGTAATCTCACCATTCTCATAAAGACCTTCAAGAATCAACTTTCTTAACTGTGTTGAGAAGATTGACTTAGCTTTATATTTAGAGTTTACTTCTGTTTGGTTCTTAAGATACTCTGCAAAAATTACATTCTTAGTAAATGTAGCTGTACTATCTACATTACCATTTTCATCTATGATTGTATCACCTTCTCCAAAGTGTCCCACTTTTTCACCAGTTTCCATCAACACATAGTCAATACCTTGTTTCATCATCATATCATGAATCTGACCTAACTTAGTAGAAGCAGTGTGCACTGTTGGAATTAAAGGTGCCAATGAGAACTTGTGGAATGACGTTAGTGGTAAACCCTTAGTCTTAATGTTTCCAAAGTACTGTAATTTATATGAAGGGAAGAACTCTTTAATCTCAGAAGCACTGATTGTTTCTTTGTTTACAATTCTCTTGTATAAGTTCTCTTGTTCTGTTGACCAAGAACCTTCAAGATTTTTAAGCATTCTGTATGATTCAAAACTAATCCATCCTTGACCATCAGCTATCTTCATGTTATCATACTCACCAAGTACTGTTTCAGCTAGATCTTTAGCAAGCCTTTCAGCTTCAGCTTTTGACTTACCGGCTTTTAAGAATCTTTCAGTATAATCTTTAACATGGGCTTCGTAGTATTCTGGTTTATATACAGACTCCTTAATTTTTTCTTCTTTAATTATGGCTGTATTTAAAGTACCATTATAAGCTCTTAGATCATACCCTTCAGCTTCAGAATAAAGTTTTTGAAACAGAGGACTATTGATATACATTCTAGCTCTAAAGTCTGCTCTAAAGCCTCTACCACCTGAACCTACACCGGCATTTCTTTTATGGAACTCTTCTTTGTCATGATTATATTGAACCAAGTCACCATAAGCAAGTATAGTTGTTTCGAAGTTATGAATCCATGAATTATAAGTATATGCTTTAACAAGCATTTTGTCTACTTGATCCTTACTAAATTCATCAGAAGCCACCATTTCATAAAGACTCTGATCTACATATCTAGCATCTTCAAGTCTTCTGTAATTTTGCTGTGACTGTTTATTGAAATAGTCAATTACATCATCTTTTATTTCCTTTCTTAATTCAGGATCTGCATTAACAATGTCTTTTAAATTAAAGTCATCTATATTAAAGTAACCTGATTGTAGCATTTCATTGTTTGCACCATCAATATAGTTATCAATTAGATCATACAATTTACCTTGTACTTCTGGAGATAACACATCATCAAATGCAGTAAATGCAGCACCGGCAGCTACAGCTTTGTCATTATCTTTTCTTACTACTTCTCTATTATATGCAGAGAAGTTTTTAAAGTAATTAGGATTTGATTTAAATCTGTAAATCCTTCCGGCCTCTGCAGCAATATAACCAAGAATAACATTGAATGCTTGAGACTCACCTAAGTTATTACCCGCTGTAGTATTATTTGGACTAAAGGACATGATGTCTACATAAAGATTGGCAAGTTTTTTACCTGAATAGGTATTTACTTTTTTAGCTCTTATGTTCATTGCCGTCTGTTTAGAGGCATGTCTCATGAATTCTTGAACTCCAGACTGTAACATTGTATGTAGTTCTTGTAAGAACTTACTTGTTACATCAGTACTTGCTGTTGAAGTTCCTGTAGATTCATTATTCTCTTTATTGATGATTTGAGTACCACCAATGTTTTCAAGTAGCAATTCAGCTCCTGGTAACTTCTCTCCATATGTATCTGACATAGGATCTAAATCAAAAACTGAATTTAAAATAACAGAGAATGCAGAAGCAGGATTGTTATCTTCAGACAACCATCTCATATGTTGGAATCTACCATTAGGATCAGCTTCATCCATAGTTAACTGTTGCCAGTTCTTAGCTCTATTAATAGATGTAACAATTCTAGTTACTGAGTTGTCTAAGAATTGTTCCCATACTTTATTCTTTTCTGGAGTTAATACACTATAGTTAGAGTAACCATCTGAGAATCTATTTTGCAACTGAGCAAGCATGCTGATTTTACTTCTTACATCTCTTGCTTTACCACCAGCAGCTTTTACAATTGCTTCAGGTAACTCATTCATCAAGTGAAACAAAGGTTGTTTTCTGAATTTTTCTGCAGCAGCATTTAGACCAAGGTCATCTGATTTACCAGCCAGGTAAACTAATCTAATATTGTCATAGATAAAATCAACATTATATGCAGAAGAAGCAAATGGTTTTTTAGTATTTCTTACAACATTTCTAATATCAGCACTAGTCATATCTAATTGAATACCAAGAGCCGCAAGAAACTCACTTGCCTTACTTGGGTCAAGCTTTTTGTCTATTGTAAATCTTTTAATGATTTCATTAACATTTAGATAGTTGTTTCCAAAGTCATCTCTTTCTACAAAATCATTAGTTGCAGGATCTGCAACATTAAAGTTTGTTGTCCAATCATTGATGATTCTATAGATATCAAAGTTAGCTGCAGCCAATCTAGATTCATACTTAGCCTTTTCAGGTATTTTTTTACCATCAACAGTCTTAGCTTTTTCTATGACAGTTTTATTTATATTCAACTGAATAAATGGTATCACAGGCTTCTTAAGATCCTGCCAGAAGTTTGTCTCTGACTGGAACTCAGTCTTATTGTTATATGCTCCTGGTCCCATTTGATATGGGTTAGGAAGAGTCTCAAGAACTTGAATAAACTCAGGATTGTTTTCAATTCCTTTACCAAGTCTATCATGCATCTCTTGGAAATCAAGAGAGCCTTGTAGTGTTCTAGCAACTCTATTCCACATTTTATCAACGGGTTCTAGTTCTGGAAGTCCAAACTCATCTGTTTTTACAACATATGTTTTTACACCATTCTCATCTTCTTCAAAAATGTAGTTTTGATCAGGATCTCTTTCCAAAGCATAGATACCAGATAACATCATCATTGTATCATCTGTAGCTAATTGTTTAGCAGAAATACTATTTCCTTCAGTAGATGTAAACAATGCTGTTGATGCATCTTCTATGTCATCAATGTATGCTTCTTTTAGAATACTGAATCTTGATCTCTGCATGTGAAATGCAACAACACCTTTATTTGTTTTCTTACTTAAAGCCTCATCTACAACACCATAATTATCTACAGCTTTCATTAAGATCTCAAGCTTAGCCATTTCTTTTTGCTCTCTAACATAATCTGGATTTGTATTACCAGGTTCTGCATTTTTAAGCATAAGGTCTTGAGTTATCTGTGTTTGGTTATTAAGTAAAACCTTTAGCTGCTTTTCAATATTAGAATAAAGTCTTTGTCTATTAGTAACATCATTTAATAATCTTACTGCTCCGCTTGTAGTATTATAACTAGTATTATAAAGTCTAAAGCTTCTTGCCATCAAAGAATCCATTATGTCTACAATCTTATTAGACTCAACATCTGTAATAGGTGCAAATCCGGCAGCTTCACTTTCAAGTGGTTGAATTGTTTTCTTTGAGCTATTCAGTCTTTGGAAACCAGGCATGAAATTATTCTCAGCATTCTGAGTATCCACAGTAAACTTACCTGTGTAAAGTTGTTTGTAATAATTCTTTACCATAGGTATATCATACAACCTTGTTACATCTCTCTTGGTTGTTTTACCAAAAAAGAAATCAATAAGCTTTTTAATCTTATCAAAGATTGTCTGTATAAATCCAGTTTGTTTTTTACCATTAGCTGCATAGTCAATGAAGTCCTCAGCTAAGTCTTCTTCAATATCTATGTATTCTTTATTTGCCCACTTGTCATACTTTCTAATTTCATCATAGAGTTTAGTCTTCTCTTCAATTGTTAATACTAATTGAGAGAATGCATGCCATGCTTCGTGATAAAGTGTAATTGGTTGAGCATCTCCATACAATTCAATTCTTGCTGCAAATCCTTGTGCTCTAAGTTTATTGGCAGCATCTGCTAGTAAAGAACCTGCAGATAAAAATGTACCATAAGCTGTAGAGTTAAACACAAGTGCTAGTCTTTCAACATCAACTACATTTTTCAATGGAGATTTATCCCAAAATTTTTGTACTTCCTCCCAGCCTTTGGCACCATACAACTGATTCATTGTTGTAGCAGCTCTCTTGCTTCTGTCAAGAGGTAGATCTGGGATCATGTCTGTACCTTCTAATAAATCATCTAATGATGTTCTATTAATTTTACGGTCAACAACTTTTTGTTGCTCAACAGTCTTGGCAGGTATAACTGGTTTAGCAGGAACTTGTGTATCAGTATCTTCTGGTTTAGTTACTTTGTTAGCTGCCTTCTTATAAGTTTTAGATGACTTGCTAAAGAACCGGGATAGAAAATCTGCTCTTGTATTCTTTTCATTTTTAACACCTGATGCTAAATATGGAGCAGCACTTCTGAGTTTATATCCAGTAAATGCTCTAATTTTTACAGGAATACCAAGTCTCTTTGCAGCTTTAATTGATGCTTCAGCAATACCAGTTTGTCCATTACTAATTAATTGAGTTATAGGATATTGATCAGTAACTTCTTTAAGAATATTATAGATATACTTATCTATCTCAGCTTGAGTATAACCCTCTTTAGCAAGTTGAGCCATGTCATTACCAATGATATTTACAATCCCTCCTTTCATTTGAGAAAGATTCTTAACCATTTGGTCAATAGAAGCTTGTGGTGGTACTAAATTTTTTGGAGCATCTTTCTTAGAACCAATCTTTACACCATACCATTTACCTTCTTTACCAGCTCTTTGCTCTACTACCTTTTCATCAGTAGTTGTAAAACTTGTACCTAATCCAAATACAGCATCAGCTTCATTGATATTTGCAATAAGAGTTTTGTCATTAGGTAAACTTGAAACCATTGTTTCAATTGTAAACTTAACTCCATCTTCCTCTTCTTCAACTTTAGGTTTTGCTTTAGCTTTCTTTTTGTCAGCTTCAGTACCATTATCTATATCATCTGAAGTAAGATTGTCTTCTTTAGGAACACCTATATCTACTAAATCTTCTGCTGGTGTTTCAAGATCAGCAGGAATAGTAAATGACATATAAGCATTGATACCTACAAAGTAACTTGAGTCTCCTTCTGTATAATCTACTTTAGTCAGTGGTTTAATAAAACCAAAGTAATCTTTTTGAACTTCTTTAATTATTTCAGTATTATTTTTACTAGTACTAAAATCATAATCAGTAAACTTAATACCTTTCTGTATTGCTCCTCCTTCAGAAAAAGATTTCATGTAACTCATACTAGCAGGATAGCTAACTTGAGTACCGTCTTTCTGTGTAAATACTTTAACTTTTTTAAGATGCTTGCTAATAATATCTGCAGCATCAGCCTTATCTAAATCAACTTGAGTTGTTTCTTTTGTAATTGGATCTTTAATAGTTACAGTAAGTTGATTAATACCAAGTACTTCTTTTATCTGCACATTGATATTATTTCCTAAAACTCTATTAGATAAAAACGTGCTGTAATATTCTAGTCTAGCCTGTGGAGATAAAGGTTCACCATTTAACAATCCTTTAGTAGTTAAGACTTTAGCTAAGTTATCTGCAAGACTTTCTGGCATATCCATTTTTTGTAAATAGATTCTGCTATCCACAGCAACTCCAGATTTTACTCTATTAACCATAAAGTAACTATAACCTTCCATGGCACCTGAGTCATGTGTAAAGATCATATCCAAGTCATCAGCAAAGTCTGTATTAGATATTAACTCTGACTTGTGTTCAACAATACCATAACTACCTCCTGTAATAGGAAGCAATACTGGATCAGAAGTAGTTGCTAGTTTGTTATTCAATCTTAGCAAATCATTCATTAACTGAGTTTGCTTTGCTTTTATTCTAGCAAGAACTGCTTGTCTTTCTTCTTCCCCATAAAGTTTACCATCAGCCATATCAGATTCTATCTCTCTTTTAGCTAATGTCTCTGCAGGAATCAAGCTATATAGAAAGCCTGATCTATTTCCTAGATAAAGTTTGCTGCCTTGGTTAACAACCGGTCTTATATATTGATATACAATTCTACCACCAGTCTCAACAATATTACCTTCTTCATCAAAACGTACAGGATTACCTTTTACATCTGAAATGATTGCAATATTAATATCATAAGTTTTATTCTTGCTTAAGAATGACTTATCATAGTCAGTCATATCAGCAGGATCTAAGTCTCTAATGTTTTGAGCTCTTAGCATAACTGCAGTATCACCTAACATGACATTGTCATTGGCTTCTCTTCTTTGAGATTGTCTTACTACAGTTTTGATTACTTCATAGAAAAGCTTTTTCTGAGGATCCTTTTCATTTCTCTCAGCTTCTGTCATCTTTTCAGGATTCTTTGCTACTGCAATTTGTCCAGACAATTTATCTGGATAATCTACTTTTGCTTTTTCCTGCACAGAAGACCATGGAGTCTGTGCTTTATTATCATTATTCTGAGTTACATTTTTTGAATTCTTGTTACTCTGTTTAATCTTTTTTTTAACTTCTTTCTCTGAAGGTTTTTCAACCTTTGGAGAAACAAACTTCATTACATTGTTTAGATCTTCAAAGTCTAATGATAAGTCTTGTACATAGTCAAAACTAAGACCAGCATCCTGTCTTAAATACTTTTTGATTTCAAGATCATTCTTAACAATATCTAACATGTCAGGAATAGCTTGGACATAAAGAATACCGTTTGGTTCATCTTTAAACTCTTCATACACTTCTTTGATAAAGTTGTTTAATGCTTTATCATCAAATTTACCAAGTTTGGGATCCTGGATTCTATCCATAATCTCTCCACGTACTATTGTATATAAAGCACTTATATCATTTTCAGTATAGAGTTCACAAGCCATTTCTATTTTGGTTTACAATTATTAATATTATCTTCTTTATTCTTATTCTTTAATGCTGCTAGTCTGTCTTTTTTAGACATTGATGCTGCATTTTGTTTGGCCTTATCAATAAGCTCAGGATTATCTGCAAAGTCTTTAAGACTGCTTTTTGAAATGTTAGAATTTTCTTCTTCTTCTTGTGTAGGTTCCATTATCTCCTCCTCTTGTTTTAATGCTTCTTCAGTAGTTTTTGTAAAGCCTGCTTTTATTTGAGCATCAGTAAAAGTTTTCTGTCTAGGTTTACCGTTTTCAATATTCTCAACCTGATTGACAGTTATCTTACCATCAGCTTTTTTCTTAACCACTACTATCTCGTTTTCAGTCACACCAAAGATAGGATTTTTGCTGATAAGATAATCACCAATACCTATGTTTTCCTCTGAGGTATCCACGTTGAGAGCCATCTTTCTAAGAGTATATACATTCTCTACAAGATCTGCAAATGTTACATCTGTCTCAGCTGTAATTGCAATTACTGCATCTGTGTAAGCTTCTTCAAGAGCAGCAAGTGTATCTGCACTTTTCATTTTATTAAGAAGCTCTTTAAATACAGCAGAAGTAATTGTTTCTGGTGCTGGAAATGCATCCTTAACACCCTTCTTCAATGCATTGATTTCATCATCAATAGGATCTTGTTCTGGTTCTCCTGGTTTTTCAAGCTTAGCAAGGTCTGCTTCTAACTGCATTTTTTTAGCATTTAGCTTATCATATTGTGGAGACATGGTAATCATATCACCTACAGCTATAACACCACCATTAGGAAGAGCAGCTAATTTTTTATCAGTCTCAGCTATTTTTTTCTTGATCTTTTTAATTTCAGCAGCAACTTGTTCAGGAGTTAATTTAGGTTCAGCTTTTTCCTGTCCTACATTTTCAGGTTTAAGATTCTCCGGAAGATTTGGAGCTTTCATAACAACTCCATACTCAGCCAGCGTTGCATCATCAATAGGTTGTAATGGAACTGTAGTAGCTTTTTCAAGATCTTTTATCTTTTTCTCAAGCTCACTTATCTTAGCTTTATCTGGAGTAGTAGCTTTTTCTAATGCAAGAAGTTTGTTCTTCATTTCACGAAGAGCTTCATTGTTTACTAATCTTGCAGCTGATTCAGCAGAAAGAATATTACCATCCATATCAGTTGTGATAGATATTGGAAGTATAGATATACTCTTTGCAATTTCTCCTGTCATGTTAAATAAGAGAGCTCGGTAAATAGACTGCTGTAATCTATAAGTAAGTTTTTTATTAAACTTACTGTCATCATTAAAGTTTTTCCAGTTCTCTTCTTTACCTGTTTTGATATCAATAATTTTAAGATCCCCGGTCTCAGTGTCAAAAGCAACTAAGTCCATTGCACCCACAAGACCTGACTCAAGTAGAGATGGATCAAAAATCATAACATCCTCAGATAGAATTTTATATTTACCATCTATTACAGAATCTTGAAGTTCAGTAATGATTCCAAAATCACCAAATAAATTGTCATATGCCTGTTGTGACATTTTAGCTGGTCTCTCTGGTTTTACAAATCCACCATCCTTATCAATCTTAAAGGCTGTTCTTGTCATATTATCTATTGTGTTTCCAGCAATAGTTGCTTCATCATAAGCTATA